CCAACACGCAGCTGGGCAAAGTCATTGCGCTCGGGCCTATTGCCTTCTGCAACCGCGAAACTGGTAAAACTTGGAACGAGGGAGTTTGGGCGGAGCCTGGTCAGTTTGTGCGCATCCCCAAGTACGGCGGGGACCGTTTCTCAAGACGTATCCCGGATTCTGAGGACGAGGCTGTGTTCTGCATTTTTTCAGATCACGAGCTAATTGCCTGCGTAAATCCGGAAGCTTTTGAGGAGCTGGACGAGCTGCTATGAACTTAACAGTTGAGGAGCTTACTATGAACTTTGGGCAAGCATTGGAAGTGCTGAAACAAGGCCATAAAGTTGCGCGGCAAGGCTGGAACGGCAAGAACATGTTTTTGTTTTTGGTACCTGGCTCCACCTTTAAAGTAAACCGTGCTCCGCTTCTTGGTATCTATCCGGAGGGCACTGAAGTCAACTACTGCCCGCATATCGACATGAAGACGGCCGACAACAAAGTTGTTCCCTGGCTTGCGTCACAAACTGACGTATTGGCTGAGGACTGGGTGCTTGTAAACTAACTTCTGAAATAGGAGCTAATGATGGACAATGAAGTTGAATTTGACGAAAGCGGCAACGTAGTAGAGCCCGCAGCAGGCCCTGAGCACGAGAGTGCCGAGAACCAAGTTGAAGAGCAGGACGAGCGCCGTGCTGAAGGTTCCGCGGAAGAGGGCGAAGCTGAGGAGCAGGTAACGGACGAGGACATAACGGACGATGAGCGCGAAGCCATTCGTGCCCGCCGTCGTGAGGAGCGCCGAAACCGTAAGCAGCATGCCAAAGAGCGCGAAGACACGCTTAAGCGGGAGCTGGCAGCACGAGACGCTGTAATCAACGAGCTCCGAGCTCGCCAGGACGCTATCGAGCATCGCAATACGGGTAGTGAGCTGGCTCAGCTCGACACGGCCAAGCGCAACATTGCGCAAGCCTACAACTACTACAAGGACCAAATTCGTGTTGCCTCTGAAAAAGGTGACGGTGCCTCAGTGGCTGAAGCTACTGAGAAGATGATTCAGGCTCAGCGTAAGTTTGACGAGATTGCCAGCACCGAAGCGGCCTTTCGTCAGGCTAAAACTGCTCCGCAGCCTCTAGACCCGCGACTGGCAAGTCATGCACAGCGCTGGATGTCTGAAAATCGCTGGTACGACCCTAACGCGCGAGACCAAGACTCGCTTGTTGCGCGTACCGTTGACCAGCGCCTTGCTGAAGAGGGCTGGGATCCTACCACCGAAGCATACTGGGACGAGCTGAGTGCGCGGGTTAAAAAATATCTGCCCCATCGTATTAGTGACGGTAAAATGAACACACAAGCTAAGCCAAAGGCTGTGGTGGCAGGCTCCGGGCGCGATTCCGGCGGCTCTGGCAAAACGGGTACCTACAAGTTGTCCGCAGAGCGCGTACAGGCTATGAAGGACGCCGGAATCTGGGATAACCCGGAAAAAAGAGCTGAGGCCGTAAAGCGTTACCGTGAGTTTGACAAACAGCAAACAGCAAGCTAAGTGAGGCGATTAGAATGAGCGAAAATACCAAATCCGAAGAACGCCTGGCTAAGGCTTCTGTAGGTGAGTCCCGCCAAAATCGCGAAACCGCAGATCAGGCACGTACACAGCAAGACGGTACTGTTATGTCACTTGAAGAGCGTCGCAGGCTTCTGCGCTCTGACTGGCTTCAGGAAGTTTTGCCCACTCCGCCCAAAGTACCTGGCTGGCACTTTTGCTGGCTTAGCACTACTAACGGCTCGGACCCCATCTACAAGCGGCTGCAGAAGGGCTATGAGCTGGTGCGCAACACCGAAGTTCCCGGCTTTGGGCAGTTTAAGGTAGAGCAGGGCGAGTTTGAGGGCTGTGTGGCGTGCAACGAGATGGTGCTTGCCAAGATTCCGGAAGAGCTGTATCAGGATTTGATGTCGTATTTCCACTACGAGCTCCCGGTTGAGGAAGAGCAAATGCTCAAAGACAGCGCGATCGACAAGCTCCGTGAGCAGGATCGCAGCGGACGCGACTTAGGCGAAATCGAAGGCTTCGATACCCTGGCACAGCGCGTTCGAGTTCCCACATTTCAATAAGGACCTAGGAAATGGCACTTACCGCCTCCCCTTACGGCTTTGTTCTGCGCAAGCACCCCACCGGTCAGTCGCGAGCTAATGCCTACACCATCGACGCCGCCTACGCCACCGGCATTGGCTACGGCGATCCGGTAGCCCTCAACACTAACGGCACCGTGACTATCGGCACGGCTGGCAGCGACTTTATTGGCGTCTGTGCAGGCGTGCAGTACAAGGACGCTACCGGCAAGCCCACCTACGCCAAGAACTGGCCTGGTGCGGTCGCTGGTGCAACTGACATCGTGGCCTATGTCTACGATGATCCGGAAAACGTCTACGAAGTGCAGGTCGCTGCTACTGGCACTGGCTACGTGCAAACCGCCATTGGCGCACAAGCCAACTTTGTGGTGGGTACGCCCAATGCCACCACCGGTCACTCCACTTCTGCCCTCAACGCTACGCTGATTGCTGCCAGCAGTCAGGGCAATTTCCGCATTGTGGGCTTTGGCTCGGATGGCTTCTATGACGCCACCAATAACCCCTTCCCGAGTGTGCTGGTGGAGGTTGCAACGCATCAATTCATTGCTAACAAAGTTGCCATCTAAGGAGAACTGACCATGGCCGGTACTATCATGCGCAGTACTCAGTTTCGGGCTGTTGTTGAGCCTATTCTGAACCAATCCTTCGACGGTGTTTACGACCAGCGCACCGACGAATACAAGCAAATCTTCTCTGAAGAGAACGGCATCAAGCGTGCCTACCACGAAGAGCCCGTCCTGTACGGCTTTGGCGCTGCCCCTAAGCTGCCTGACGGCCAACCGGTGGTTTACGACGAAGGCGGCCAGCTCTTCACCAAGCGGTACGACTATGACGTTTATGGTCTTGCCTTTGCACTGACCAAAGTGCTGGTTGAAGATGGTGAGCACGTGCGACTGGGCACCATCTACTCCAAGCATCTTGCTCAGTCTATGGACGAGACCCTGGAAACTGTGACTGCCAACCATCTGAATCGCGCGTTTACTAGCGGCTATAATGGTGGTGACGGCGTGCCTCTGGTGTCAGCTGCGCACCCGATCGTTGGCGGCGCTCAGTCCAACGTGCTGACTAGCGCGGCCCTGTCTCAGACCTCTCTCGAGCAGGCTCTGATTCAGATTCGCCAAGCACAAGACTCTCGCGGCAAGAAAATCCGTCTTGTGCCGAAGAAGCTGGTTGTTGCGCCGTCCAACATGCTTCAGGCAGAAGTACTGCTGAAGAGCGTGCTGCGTGCCGGTACCAACAACAACGACCTGAACCCGATCAAGTCCTCCAGTTCGCTGATGGACTCTGCCTCGGTGCTGTCCCGGCTTACCAGCCCCAATGCCTGGTTTGTACAAACCGACGCTCAAAACGGTTTTAAGGTGCTGTGGCGCCGTAAGGTTGAGAAGGGCATGGAAGGCGACTTTGAGACCGACTCTGTTCGTTACAAGGCCACTATGCGCTTTGGCTCTGGTTGGACTGACTGGCGTGCCATGTACGGCAATGCCGGCGTATAATCCAGGCATTTAGCCTATCTGGCGATGCTAAGAGGGCAAGTAGCGGGTTTCCTGCCACTTGCCCTCTTTACTTAAGGGTGCTAAAATGGTACAGATTCAAAACGCGCTGCTGATCTTGCAGATCATCTCCCAGCTGTTCAAGACTATTGTAGCTCTTGTGTCCGCTGTTGAGGAGTCTTTGCCGGAATCCGGTCAAGGCGCACAAAAGCTGGAGTTGGTGAAGGGTTGGTTGCAAAGTGCCATTGGAGCGCAAGAAGCTCTGGCGCTTACGTTCGACCAACTGTGGCCGGCCTTGCAGACAACCATAGCGTCCATTGTGGCAATCAAGAACGCTACAGGCGTGTTCAAAAAGGGCAGCTGACATGCCTCTGTATCTGCCTGTTAAGCTGCGCACCACAGCAACCATTGCTGTATGTGACCGCTGCAAGGAGAAGGTGTATCTCTCCGACTTGCGGGCGGACGGCAATAGCCCTGGGCTGCGCGTCTGCTCAGGCTGTTGGGACATGAAAGATCCCTGGCGTCTGCCGGCCCGAAAAACAGAGACAGTCGCCGTTAGGCACCCCAGACCTGACGAACCCTTGACAGTTCCTGAAGAGTAACTGTCCAGTCAAATATTAAATTTAGGAGAACGCGATGGGCGTTGAAACTGAGCTGCTTGGGCTAAAGAACCGCTACGACGGCAAGGAGTTCCGAGTTATTGAGCGCGAGGACGGCACCATTGCCGTGCTGGCAGGCGACACAGTTGTTGTGGACAGCGGGGTAACGCCTGTAACTGCAGCCCCCTCGGGGTCGGGGGTTGCAGCAGGAGCCGGGCCGGTGTTGTCTGTGGGATCGGAGATTGAAGTTGGGGAGGCCCCTGCTGCCCGTGACACATCCCGCAAGTTGTTGTACCGCCAGGGAGCAGATGATTTGCGCGTTATTACGCGTACCGCTCGAGGAAAGTTGCTGCAATGGACGATGCGCAAGGGCGTGTTCGACGACGGAGCTACGTCGCTCGGCGTGCAGTCGGATTGGTGGCGCCTGCTTCGGCTTACTGAGCTGATAAACGCATATGTTTTTCGCACTGGCGCCCCGGATGCGGAAACGGGTACGTGGACAACGGGCAGCACTAGCATGTACCCGGGCGCTGACTCATCGGAGCGGTATCAAGTCCAGTCGCGGCGCAGTACAGTGCAGGGATCGTCTGCGACCTACAACATCACAGTTCCGTCGTCCGGACGTGTGGGCGTGGTTGTGGGCGTGACGGCATCCAGTCCCACCGCTGTTACTGTGACGTGCGGCGCAGTGTCGCAGACGTGGGACTACCGCGAGGCAAACGACGGGCAGACGGGTACTGCAAAGTGCAAAGTCCTTTGGCTGACGGGATGCACGCCCGGGGCTGGGTCCGTCGTCGTGACTCTGACAACCCGTGATAGCGGACAGACGATGTATCTGTTCGGTCCAATCATCGCTGATCTGTCGCAAGCTCTGCCAGCAACGATCCCCGCATCCAGTGCGCTGGTTGCCACCTTTAATTTGTCGGATGTGCTCGTCGGCACTGCGAGTAACGGGGGGTCCGATATTGCGATCCACGACTCTGATGCGGATAAGTGGATGGGCTCATATCACGGTGGGCACAAGTCATCGGCCGAGTTCCTCGACGGCTCTGCCGCTATTGATGTATCGACAACCGGGGCGCTTGTCGTAGCTGTTGAGCCCCGCATCATCCAGCAGGGCGACTTGGGCGGAAAACTGGCGTGCAGCACAGAGCACCGGTGGTCATCGCCGAGCGAGCTTGCGCTGTCGGGGGTGCTTCAGGGCTCTGTCAATTCTGCGCGGGCGTATGTCGCAATGGCGACGACACGCGCGGACTGGACGATGATCGACGGGATTGAGCGCGCGGCGGCGTCTGCGTCGGAGATCATCGGCCGGAAAAGCTCAATTTGGCAACAAAAGCCCGGCGACACATCACGCACGATCTACATCCGCGCCCATGATGCCGTTGTCAACGGACAGCCGACAGTGCCCTATGTAGAGCAGTGGGTAAGCGGCTCGACGTACGCAAAAACCAGGCTTGGAGTGCTCGACACACAGACAGTGCAGGCAATCAATCGGATTGATTTCGTGACTGCGCTCGGCATCGCGCATTCGTAATCCCCGAAGGTTTAAGGACTGACCTTAAGGCCCGAACCAAGTACTTGGTTCGGGCCTTCTTCTGCAGGCGTTAAAATAGTCACGTAGCAACGTACGACGTGCTTTGTAGAATACAGTTTTACAAAGTAGGAGCGTGACGTGTCTAAGATCATCAACGCAGTGCTTAGCAAGTTCTCAGCAAAGTACAAGAGTATCGACGAGCTTGGCAAACTGTATCTTGAGCAGCTTCAAACAAAAGACTATGCTGCCAAAACTATTCAAAACAAGGCCTGCTATGTAAACCATGCTTGCAGACTCCTCAGCGGTCTAAGTGTCAGTCAGTTGACCCCTGCCAAGATATACAGGACTTTAGAAGCATTTAACGAGGTAAGGTCTCAGACAGCCAAGTGCACGCTTATTGAACTTAGGCATATGCTGACTCTGGCTTTAAAGCTCGGGTGGGTTGACGAAAATGTAGCCTTAAGGGTAGTGCTAACAAAGTCCAAAGTACAACGTACCAGGCTCTCGCTTCAGCAGTGGCGCGCCATGTATGACTACAGCGCCGCAAGTTCAAAGCCCTGGGTACCCTTAATGCTGCTGTTAGCCTTGTTAACAGGCCAACGACGCGCAGACCTCTTGGCTATGCGGCACTCGGACATACGTGACGGATACCTATATGTTAGGCAGCAAAAGACAGGTGCAAAGTTGGCGATACCTCTGAGTATTGGGCTTGATGTTTTGAACATTACGCTTAAAGAGGTGGTAGACTGCTGCCACAGATACGGGGCAAGCAGCGACTACTTGCTGCACAAGCTCAATGGGCAGCAGCTTTGCGCTGCAACACTGTCTTACCGATTTGAACAAGTACGAGAGGCAGCGCTTGGGCTCTGGCGTGAACCCGGTACGCCGCCTACGCTGCATGAGTGCCGCGCCTTGTCAGCCTGGCTATACCAGGAACAAGGCGGTATTGACGTAGTACAGCTCCTTGGGCACTTGGACTATAAGATGACGGCTGTGTATTTGAGCCGACGTAGGCGCGAGCAGGCCAATTGGCGGTACATTGTCAGTCAACCAGCGGCTGGCGGCGAAGCCGGTGAACACGCTGCGGCTGCTGTTTGTACGTAGCCGGCTAAACAAAAGTAGCCGTGAAGCCGAATGAACTGTCGTGGCCGCAGTTTAACTGTCCGAGCGTCGCAGGTTTATTAGCGACGCCCTCCGTACGCAAGCGACTTATAATTATGCTATTGGTAAATCTAGGTGCTCAGCATATGGCTACCTCCGGTACTGTTGGCAACACAATTATAAGTACTGTCAAGCTCATTGAGAAAGCTTTGCGTAGGTGCGGCCTTAGCCCGGCCAGTGCTACGGCTGAGACTATCGAGACGGCAAAGGAAGACTTGTACATGCTGCTGATGAGCATGTCCAATAGAGGCCTGAACCTGTGGTGTATAGATCACCAAATAGTGCCTCTTGTGGCAGGCCAAGCAACGTATGTCTTGCCGCCTGGCACCACCGACGTACTCAACTTAAATCTTGCCACGCCTATGGGCGACGGCAGCTTCAGAGACCTACCAATCACGGCACTAAACCGCGATGATTACTCGAGCCTGCCGGACAAGACTGTACAGTCCGCCGTGCCTATCAACTACTATTTTGAGAAGCTGCGAGAGCCTCAAATAACACTCTGGCCTGTGCCAAATGACGCAACAAAACACTTGGTAGTCTACCGCTACAGGGCTATCCAAGACGTTGGTGAGATAGGGGACGAGCTAGACATCCCGGCTCGGTGGCTTGAGGCTATCACTTGGCATCTGGCCCTACGACTGGCATTTGAGCTGCCTGAGGTTAAGGCAGAGCGTGTTGCGCTTGTTCAAAGCATGGCGCAAAGCATGACGCTTGAGGTGGAGGGCGGCGAAACTGACTCAGCGCCAACCTACTTTGCACCAAACATTGGCTGCTACACGAGGTAAGCTATGGCAGAAAGTATGACCTACAGCTCGCTGCTTGCCGATGTGGCAATGTATGCAGAGCGCAACGACCGCCCTTTCATTGACCAGATACCCAGGTTTGTAATGCTTGCTGAAAACCGTATTGCAAGCCAAACTAGGGGTCTGGGCCTTCTAAAGATTGTCACTGGTGCCTTTGAGCCAGGCCAGGATGTCGTAGCTAAGCCCGCTAGATGGCGTGAAACTGGCACGTTTATGGTAGGACTCGATTCGTAGGCGCGAGTTATCAGCCATCCTGTCCGTCACAGACCGCAGGGTGAGGTCTTGCACAGCATCAGGAGAGATGCCGCCGCTCCCTCCGGCGGTCAGCTCATCGGTAACATCAACCCCTCCTGCTAAGTATGTGCGCCCCGACTCCGAGGGGATCGCAGTTACAGGCACAACCCCGCTGTCCACAATAACCGTGTCGCCTGCCAATACGGCAATGGTGCCGTCCTCACGCTCAATAACCCGGAACTCTTTGCCGTCGTATCGGTTCTTTAGCCCAAGCAGCTCAGTTTCAACGCCCATTGCGTTCTCCTAGATTCAGTGTTTTAACTAGACAGCTATTCTTCAGGAACTGTCAAAGGTTCGTCAGGGCGCGGGTGCCTGACCGTAATAATCTCGGTTTTTCTAGCGGGCAAGCGCCACGGGTCCTTTACGTCCCAGCAACCGGAGCAGACGCGCAGGCCGGGACTGTTGCCGTCCGCCCGTAGCTCGGACAGCTGCATCTTCTTCTTGCAGCGGTCACACACAGCAATGGTGACTGTGCTGCGCAGCTTAACAGGCAGGTATAGCGGCATGTTAGCCGCCCTTCTTAAACACGCCGGTAGCGTTCTTTATCGCCACAATAGACGAGATAGTTGTCTGTAGGGCCGGCCACAGCTGGTCAAACGTGAGGACTAGTGCCTCCTGCGCGCCAATAGCACTCTGCAACCAGCCCTTGACCAGTTCCAGTTTCTGTGCACCTTGACCGGACTCCGGCAAAGCTTCCTCAACAGCGGACACAAGAGCTACGATAGTCTTGAACAGCTGAGAAATGATCTGCAAGATCAGCAGAGCGTTTTGAATTTGAACCATTTACACGTCCTTGTAAGTTTTTAGATACTCAACTGCTTTTGCCAGAGTACCCAAGTCGTCATTCAAAAACCCAATTGCTGTGTTGCATCTACTGCAAAGAAGTCCACGTACTATTTTTGTTTTGTGACAGTGGTCAATGTGCAAGTTCATTGTTTGGCCAGTTTTAGTAGTCCGCATCTCCGGCTTTTCACAAATTGCACATACGCCGTTTTGTCTGGCAAGGAGAGCTTCATACTGTTGTTGTGTAAGCCCGTAAATTGCTTTTATAGACGACCAACGGGCGTAACCCGGATTTCTTGCATAAAACTCTCTTGCCTTTGTTCGCTGGTACTCTCGTTTATTTGCAGTATTTACAGGAAAGCGCCAAGCAGTATTCTCTTTTTCAAAAAGACCTAGTCTATCAAGCCTATGTAGGCCTATCGAGCCTTCTGGCTTCTCTTTGACATCCTTTACAAAGTTTTCAAAGTTTTGCCAACGCTCACACACTTGAGTACCGCGCTTTACCCTAGTAATGCTGCGCCATTGCTCATACAGTGGGTGCTCTGCCAACTTCCTACCGTCTATGCGCTTAGCAGAAATCTCTTTAGATCCCACTTTAGCTACGCCATGTCGCTGAAGTTGCTTATAGTGCGTAGCGCATAAATGCTGAGCAACTATGGGCTTTTCACAGTTAATAGCTGTGCAAGTATTGCTTGCCATAAAAATGACCTCTTAAATACAATTTAAGAGGTCATTTTGCCTAGTTTCGGACAGTTTGTATGCTTTTGTTATACCCCGGCATTTCCAAACATGGCACGCCAGTCAGTCCAACCAGAGCCAAAGCGCATAGTGGCCTTGTAACGAACAGAGTCGGTCTCAAAGTCGCCCTCCATACCCTTCTCAACTTTACGGCGCCACAGCACCTTAAGGCCGTTTTGAGCATCGGTTTGTACAAACCAGGCATTGGGGCTGGTGAGACGGGACAGCACCGAGGCAGAATCCATCAGCGAACTGGAGGACTTGATCGGGTTCAGGTCGTTGTTGTTGGTACCGGCGCGGAGCACGCTCTTCAGCAGAACTTCTGCCTGAAGCATGTTGGACGGCGCAACAACCAGCTTCTTCGGCACAAGACGGATCTTCTTGCCGCGAGAGTCCTGTGCTTGGCGAATCTGAATCAGAGCCTGCTCGAGAGAGGTCTGAGACAGAGCCGCGCTAGTCAGCACGTTGGACTGCGCGCCACCAACGATCGGGTGAGCAGCTGACACCAGAGGCACGCCGTCACCGCCGTTATAGCCACTGGTGAACGCGCGGTTCAGGTGGTTGGCAGTCACAGTTTCCAGGGTCTCGTCCATAGACTGAGCAAGATGCTTGGAGTAGATGGTGCCCAGTCGCACGTGCTCGCCGTCTTCAACCAGCACTTTGGTCAGTGCAAAGGCAAGACCGTAGACGTCATAGTCGTACCGCTTGGTGAAGAGCTGGCCGCCCTCGTCATAGACAACCGGCTGGCCGTCAGGCAGCTTAGGGGCTGCGCCGAAGCCATACAGGACGGGCTCTTCGTGGTAGGCCCGCTTGATGCCGTTCTCTTCAGAGAAGATTTGCTTGTATTCGTCGGTGCGCTGGTCGTAAACACCGTCGAAGGATTGGTTCAGAATAGGCTCAACAACAGCCCGAAACTGAGTACTGCGCATGATAGTACCGGCCATGGTCAGTTCTCCTTAGATGGCAACTTTGTTAGCAACGAACTGATGCGTAGCAGCTTGCACCAGCACACTCGGGAAGGGGTTTGTAGTGGCGTCGTAGAAGCCATCCGAGCCAAAGCCCACAATGCGGAAGTTGCCCTGACTGCCGGCAGCGATCAGCGTAGCATTGAGCGCAGACGTGGAGTGCCCGGTGGTAGCATTGGGCGTACCCACCACAAAGTTGGCTTGTGCGCCAATGGCGGTTTGCACGTAGCCAGTGCCAGTAGCAGCGACCTGCACCTCGTAGACGTTCTCCGGATCATCGTAGACATAAGCCACAATGTCAGTTGCACCAGAGACTGCACCAGGCCAGTTCTTGGTGTAGGTGGGCTTGCCGGTGGCGTCCTTGTATTGTACGCCTGCAAAGACGCCAATAAAGTCGCTGCCGGCTGTACCGATGGTGACCGTGCCGTTAGTGTTGAGAGCCACCGGATCACCGTAGCCAATGCCTGTGGCATAGGCGGCGTCGATGGTGTAGGCATTAGCCCGCGACTGACCGGTGGGGTGCTTGCGCAGAACAAAGCCGTAAGGGGAGGCGGTAAGTGCCATTTCCTAGGTCCTTATTGAAATGTGGGAACTCGAACGCGCCGGGCCAGGGTATCGAAGCCTTCGATTTCGCCCAAGTCGCGTCCGCTGCGATCTTGCTCACGGAGCTTGTCAATCGCGTTGTCTTTGAGCATCTGCTCTTCCTCGACCGGGAGCTCGTAGTGGAAATACGACATCAAATCCTGGTACAGCTCTTCCGGAATCTTGGCAAGCACCATCTCGTTGCACGCTACGCAGCCCTCAAACTCGCCCTGCTCTACTTTGAACTGCCCAAAGCCAGGAACTTCGGTATTGCGCACCAGTTCATAGCCCTTTTGCAGCCGCTTGTAGATGGGATCCGAGCCGTTAGTAGTGCTGAGCCAGCAAAAGTGCCAGCCAGGTACTTTGGGCGGAGTGGGCAAAACTTCCTGAAGCCAGTCAGAGCGCAGAAGCCTGCGACGCTCTTCAAGTGACATAACAGTACCGTCCTGCTGTGTACGTGCCTGATCTGCGGTTTCGCGATTTTGGCGGGACTCACCTACAGAAGCCTTAGCCAGGCGTTCTTCGGATTTGGTATTTTCGCTCATTCTAATCGCCTCACTTAGCTTGCTGTTTGCTGTTTGTCAAACTCACGGTAACGCTTTACGGCCTCAGCTCTTTTTTCCGGGTTATCCCAGATTCCGGCGTCCTTCATAGCCTGTACGCGCTCTGCGGACAACTTGTAGGTACCCGTTTTGCCAGAGCCGCCGGAATCGCGCCCGGAGCCTGCCACCACAGCCTTTGGCTTAGCTTGTGTGTTCATTTTACCGTCACTAATACGATGGGGCAGATATTTTTTAACCCGCGCACTCAGCTCGTCCCAGTATGCTTCGGTGGTAGGATCCCAGCCCTCTTCAGCAAGGCGCTGGTCAACGGTACGCGCAGCAAGCGAGTCTTGATCTCGCGCGTTGGGGTCGTACCAGCGATTTTCAGACATCCAGCGCTGTGCATGACTTGCCAGTCGCGGGTCTAGAGGCTGCGGAGCAGTTTTAGCCTGACGAAAGGCCGCTTCGGTGCTGGCAATCTCGTCAAACTTACGCTGAGCCTGAATCATCTTCTCAGTAGCTTCAGCCACTGAGGCACCGTCACCTTTTTCAGAGGCAACACGAATTTGGTCCTTGTAGTAGTTGTAGGCTTGCGCAATGTTGCGCTTGGCCGTGTCGAGCTGAGCCAGCTCACTACCCGTATTGCGATGCTCGATAGCGTCCTGGCGAGCTCGGAGCTCGTTGATTACAGCGTCTCGTGCTGCCAGCTCCCGCTTAAGCGTGTCTTCGCGCTCTTTGGCATGCTGCTTACGGTTTCGGCGCTCCTCACGACGGCGGGCACGAATGGCTTCGCGCTCATCGTCCGTTATGTCCTCGTCCGTTACCTGCTCCTCAGCTTCGCCCTCTTCCGCGGAACCTTCAGCACGGCGCTCGTCCTGCTCTTCAACTTGGTTCTCGGCACTCTCGTGCTCAGGGCCTGCTGCGGGCTCTACTACGTTGCCGCTTTCGTCAAATTCAACTTCATTGTCCATCATTAGCTCCTATTTCAGAAGTTAGTTTACAAGCACCCAGTCCTCAGCCAATACGTCAGTTTGTGACGCAAGCCAGGGAACAACTTTGTTGTCGGCCGTCTTCATGTCGATATGCGGGCAGTAGTTGACTTCAGTGCCCTCCGGATAGATACCAAGAAGCGGAGCACGGTTTACTTTAAAGGTGGAGCCAGGTACCAAAAACAAAAACATGTTCTTGCCGTTCCAGCCTTGCCGCGCAACTTTATGGCCTTGTTTCAGCACTTCCAATGCTTGCCCAAAGTTCATAGTAAGCTCCTCAACTGTTAAGTTCATAGCAGCTCGTCCAGCTCCTCAAAAGCTTCCGGATTTACGCAGGCAATTAGCTCGTGATCTGAAAAAATGCAGAACACAGCCTCGTCCTCAGAATCCGGGATACGTCTTGAGAAACGGTCCCCGCCGTACTTGGGGATGCGCACAAACTGACCAGGCTCCGCCCAAACTCCCTCGTTCCAAGTTTTACCAGTTTCGCGGTTGCAGAAGGCAATAGGCCCGAGCGCAATGACTTTGCCCAGCTGCGTGTTGG